GTCTGCGTTCTGGGTAATGCGATATGTCTTCGAACCCTCGTATATCGGATCTTTATAATCCTCTTTCAATCGCATCTAATTCGCCTCCATTCAGTGTAAAATTCAGATATCTTCTTCCGTTTATCGCTCCCTGGATATTGCTATAAATCAATCCGCAGGCCTCTTCAATTCGGTTCAATTCCTTCCAGTCTATAAATGGCTGGTTATCGTAGAACGTTTTTCGTTCTCCGGTCTCAAACGGGAACGTTCCGGAACAGATATTGTCGATGTTCGACTCAAATCGGTTGATTTCATCTGTATAAAAGCCATAATCCGCATAGGTTTTATCTTCACCCATCTCCTCGAATCGGAAATCCGGCCAGAGGGAAAGTGCCTGCTGCCGGATCTCGTTCAGATTTCCCTTTATGCGGTTATAGTCCCCCACATTAAAGAAATCATCCTGTTTCCAGTTTGTTTTTGGTTCTACCCACATGAGTCATATCCCTCCTTGCTTTTATAGTCCCAGACAGAGCCCCATTAAACTTAAGAGTGTGTTCATAAATCCTCAGCAGTAAATCCGGAACATATTTATTTTCAAGAAATGCGATATCATTCGCATCAATCCTGGGTTCTCCCCGATATGTCAGATCGTATTCTCTATCGGAACGGAGATAGTCTCCGATCCACTCTGCCAAATCAGCGGCCAGAGCACTGCTTGATACCAGTGGATTTTCCCACATCTCAACTGTACCGGATACGTTTAATTCTTTTCTCGTGACCGTCTGTGTCGTACTGAATTCAGATCCAGTCACAACAACCTCTGTTCCGGATGCAGCTTCAACTGTCACATAATACGCACTACTATCAATGATCGGGATCGAAACACCGTCCGCTGTCTCCGCTACATACCCATGTGATGGTGCATTCAAATAAAATGTATGTCTGCTTTCGCCATCCGGAACTATTTCTTTTGCCAGCTGACGTAATTCTGTTCCTTCCGTGTAAATCGTTCTGATCACCTGCAGTTCTTTCACTTTAGACAGCTGCGTTCCTTTTGGGGTTTTGGTCAGCTCTGCACCATATGAAAGTTCATAATCAGTGCTGTCTCCAAAAGTGACTCTCTGAAGCGAAACTCTTGCCTGGGGAGCTCCTTCCAAAAACTCCATTTCAAGGCGATTCATCTCTGGGAATTCACGACTGAGCGCAAAAACATCTGAGCTGATATTTGTTACAAAGTCTTCCTGCAGCTCACCGCCCAGGTAGCTGTGAAATATCATTTTCAGCGGATGGTTGCGACCAAATTCTAATGTGATTCCAAAGCATTTATAGGATGATTCCATATCAATCCACACCTTGGGAGGCTCTTCATATATTCCACCCTCGTCTGACACGCAATCAGACACATATCCGACTTCCAGAAAATCTCCGGACCTCGGAAGGAAAAACTGAGTCGCTGATACATCTGTATGATCTTTTTCTGTCGTCGCATATACCTGCTTATCGGTCTTCTCGAGTATAGATGCCACTCTCGAAAAATAAGTCTCATCGGAAGAACCTGCCTCCATATCTGGGATAAAACTAGATTTCATGACAATATTTCCGCTTCGGTTTTGATATAAGATGCACCTTCCGGCATTCGCAATCAACTGCAGTGCTTCCCGATGAGAGACTACCGGCATCGGGTTATACACTTTTACATTCTTCAGGTAATCGTCCAGCCAGTATTCTCTTGAATCAACTCCTGCATCATTCAAAACATCCACCGCCAGGTCGTAAAGACTGATTCCCTCCGAGCTGTACTTTCCCCGTCTGTAGAGTTCTCCCAGGTCCTCAAATCTATCAGAGGCTGAAAAACTCATTTCGTCATCATCCGCTGACCACTCACGCAAAAATGCCCTGGCTCCCGGAATCCATTCAATTCTTTTATCGTCTAATTCCTGACCATACAGTATTTCCACCGCCTGCCCAGGTTCCAAAAAGTTCAGTGTACTCTCTGCGTTTTCCACATCATAGGCCCGGTCCTTGTTCTCAATCGTAAGCTGAAAATCTAACGTAGGAAGTTCCTCTGATATAGGCGAGATGTGTTCTTTCTTACTGGCGGTCTTTATTTTTTTATTATCGAAATAAATACCTATTCCCATTGTAATCTGGTGAATCCGAAGTCTCCCTTGCCCATTTACCATTCGCTTAGGAATGAAGCGAAGGAATGTTGCATCTGGAAAAATCTCATCTGTTACAAATACTACATCGGAGTTATTTTGTATATTCACAGTTCCAGAATCAGACTCGATGGAAAAATCAACCGGATAAGCTTTCCCAAAATCTACGGTCAATCCCTTTATGTCATAAGCAACCGGAAATCTTATCTCTACCGCTCCTAGCGGTTGATCCGTAACAATTCCGGCATTTAAGACTACGTCCTCCCGTTTTCTTGGAAGGAAATATACAGTTCCGTCTGCAGGTGTATAGTCCTGGTCACATACCGCATACAGCTCCTCCACCTTGTAATTATCAAGCGGTCTCTTTAAGTCGCTATAATATGCATAGTTTCCGGATTCAAGAACACTTGCAGATGCCTGGGCCTCCTGGTTTACCACACCGATGGTCACGCGAAGCAGATTTAAGCCGTCACGATACTTCTGACGCATCTCCTTTTTATATTCTGCACTTGCTGAATACACTACTCCATCACCCCGCAATCTATCAGGTTCACTTTGCAGTCTTTATACATAGTTGGAAGTCCATTTTTGTCAAACCCTACCGGAGTTGCCGTTCGGTTTCCTGGATACATCCGGATGGTCTTCCAGGCATTGTTCACCATATCCGGAATTCTTGCCGTTACCACGAACTTTTCAAACTCCTTCAGTATCTCGGACCACGTATCCGCAGGCAGGATTTTCCATTGCATACCGTCGATTTTATACTGATCTCGCCCGACCCGCTGACCCACAAACTCGCCCAGGGCATTCTTTCCATCCGAGACATTCGTTGCCACTACAAAGCCCGCTCCGATATCAGGGGCGGGAAATTCCCGCCCGTTAATTGTGATTACAGCCATCTTCCCACCTCCTTACGTGGTCCGAAGTGTATATCCGGATCTCTTTTCCAATTCTGTCAGTTTCTTCCGGATCTCCCGGATATCGATATTAACCGTCAAATCCATACTCTCAATCAGGTGGATAATCTGTTTCAGCAAGTCAATCATGGTGGACAGGTACTGTGCATTCATGTCAGGTTCTTTTGAAGCAAGGGCAGATGCTCTCGAAGCTATATCCAGAATGCGTTCCTCCTGACTGTATGGTGCACTGCCGACAGAGGCCAGGGGCGGAGCTGCATTCCTTGCCACCTGGGCCACTGTATTTACAAGAGGCGCAAGACAGGAACTCATGCCGTGCTGGACAGCCTGGGTAATACCCTGGGTGATCTGTTGGTTGTTCGCAACCGCAGCTCTTCCGCCCCAGGTTCCAACCATTTCAGGGCCATTTTCATTTGCAATAAAGAGATTTCCTGATTTCGGGAAACCACCGCTCGCATGAGCCCTGATTTCTTTTGCGGGTCCGGTGGCAGCGCTCGACTTTTTCCTCTTTTTCGAAGAACCCTTTTCATCGTCGTCATCATCGTCGGCTTCTTTTGACTTCTTGAAGATGTTCTTCACAGTATTGCAAACACTATCCCAGATCTCTGTGACATATTGAACGATTCCGCTAAGCCATGAAGTAATTTCTTCCCACACGTCCTTCAAACCATCCCAGAGTTTATTCATGACACCCTTGCCGACCTCAACCATTTCCTCGATATTGAAAACGGCTTTGATTTTCTGCCAGATGTCGGAAAACCACTCGTGGATAGCATTCCACTTTTCTTCGATTGTTGCCTTTACCGCATCCCAGATTTCCGAAAGCTTATCCCTGAGTTCTCCAAACAAAGTACCCGCTAAGTCTTTAATCGCCGTCCAGAGAGCTGAGGCAAATGCTTTGATGTTATTCCAGATGGACTCCCACACTGCTTTTATCGACGCCAAAACGCCGCCCAGTGTGTGTTGCATTTGATCAAGAATAAGTGTAAAAACAGATTTAATTATCTCCCAGATTCCGCTGAAAATACTCTTGATGCCATCCCAGGCCATGCTCCAGTTGCCTGTAAAAACCCCTGTAATAAAATTCAGGAGACCGTTGAGTGCCCCCATGACACCGTCCAAAACACCAACAGCACAATCCAAGAAATCAAAGAAAGCATCAGAAATCAACTGCAGAGCCGTACCGGCAAGAGGCGCAAGGGTATCAACAACCCATGCTATAAATGGACGAAGCAAGTTTTCCCACAATACCCGGAGCCAGTCGATTATCGTTCCGATAAACTCTCCGATTTTCTGCATAAATGGCTGAATCTCAACCAGAAGATCGGCCAATCTGTCGGCGGCTGATTGCAACACCGGAAGAATGTACGCATTAAACGCATTCAAGAGATGACCAGCTATATCCGAAATACCATTTTTCACACTGACAATCAGCGGAGAAATATGCGTTTCATATAACTCAACTACCGTATCAACAAACGCAGAAATCAGCTCACTGATAGCTCCTGTTACTGTTTGAACCA